GCATACTGCACCGTCAGGACGTTCAGGAAGTAGTCCTGCAATCTTCCAGTAAGGGTGGTGTAGTCGATTTCGCCCAATACTTCGGGGTCTAACTTACATGGTTCACATTCGTTACAATCGCAGGTATTCTTGACCTTAATCCACTGCAATGCTTCACAGAATACCGGGAGCAGACAATCAGGGATCTGGTCATATCCTGCAACGTAGGTCACAAGCAGTTTGTAGTTTTCTTCACAGCCACACGGTGACTTGCATCCGCATTCGGGGAGTGGCAGTTTGATTCTGAACACACCGTCCACCATGCTATATGCAAACTCTGTGATTTCTGTGGCTGTCTCATTGATTCCATCCTGTTCGATTAAGGTGAAAGTGAAGGAGTCAGGGTCAAAGGGCTGATAACGTGGTTCAAACTCATAAACGTCACATTCGCAGGCACAATCAGGAATGTCGATGACCTCTGTTCTCTCACCAGTGAGGAAGTTGTCACAACGCCCCATCTTGATGGATTGCTCATCCGTCCAACAGGTGTAGACGGAAATGAGGTTTATCAGTTCGTTTACGTCAGTCTCCTTCACTTCGAGACAGTCACAGTATTCTTCTAACTGTTCCTTAATCGTAGTCATTTCTTACCTCTTAAGCAGCAGGGATAAGTGTAGTCGGATTAATCAGTGCTGCAAGGTCAGCAATCTGAGTGCAAGCACTGGATACAGGTACACCTGAGATGACCATCAGACGGTTAGCGTTGTTGGCAGCTACTGTACCGAAGTTGTACAGATAAGTACACAGAGTAGCACAGCCGTTAGCCTTGGTCTCTTCCGTGAAGTCATCCTTGATGATGTACGGAGCGTTCAGGTTGTATCCGAAGAACAGACCAACAGCATCACCGGACAGTACCCAGATGTCACCAGTAGCGTTTTCCATGTCAACAGGAATCAGTTTGTCCTGAATGAACGGAACGCCCTTGTATCTCAGACCGTCAGCACCTCTTGTCCATCCACTCGGCAGGTTTCCTCTCTCGTCAGGAACGATCATTCTGTCGAGAGAACCATAGATCAGCGGATTGCAGGCGAATACGAATCCTGACATTCCACCAAGAACGTCAAGTCTGCATCCCATAGACTCAAACGCAGCCAGAGGGTTAGCACCACTCATGCTGATGACCGCATCGTCACGCATGATCTCAAGCAAGCCGTGGAAGGGCTTCACGATGTTGTCACTGGTAGTGGATGTACCCATGATAGCGGTATGAGCAAGGTAGAATGCGAACCACATGATTCTCAGACGGTCATTGACCTGTTCTACTGTCTCACCGCTTCTTGCGATTCCTGCAAGGTCAGTTCTGTCGTTGATTCTGAGTCTCTCCATGACCATCTTGTCGAAGATTTTGTCACAATCCTTCAGACACAGCATCATGAGAGGAACTGTGTCGGAACACTTGGCGAAGTCAGGCATTGTCCAACAGCAATCCTCGCCGTTGTTAGCAGGTTCAAGTGTCCAAACAGAACCCGGTACGTCCATTTCCCAATCGACTCCCTCTTCAGCGGAGTGATGGAACTTCTGAGGGTCAGTGCTTCTTGCTCTCATCAGTTTTGCGAAAGATGTGTTCAGAAGCCATGTGACCAGCGGATAATAGTCCTGAAGAGCGTTTCTTACTGTAAAATCATCAAGTCCTTCGCAATCGGAAATGATGTCTACGAAGTTTGTGGACAGTTTCATCAGTTCTCTTGAATCTACCGCTCTTGCTTCAAGAGCCATTCTGTCCATATTTGCGAACATATTAGGCATATTCTTAGTCTCCTATTCCATCGCCAAGAGCAAAATGCTCGTCAGCGATATTCTTCCTGACAGGCTTTTCCTCGTTGATTCCCAACTTGACGGAAATGCCCTTTGCATTCTTGATAAAGGCTTCTTTCTTAGCCTTCTCGTCTTTCAGTTTGCCCTGAAGCCGTCTGTTGGACTTCTTCAGTTCAGCGTTTGCTTCTGTCAGGCTCTCGACCTGCTCAGAAAGCGTAGCGATCTGCTCACGCAGTTCATTAACAACCGACAGTACCTCAGACAGTTCGTCTTCCTCGGCTTCATCACTGACTTCTTCATCACTGAAGGACTCTTCGGCTTCTTCGATGTCAGTTTCTTCACCTTCGTCAGCAGATTCTTCTGCGGTTTCTTCGGCTGATTCTTCCATTACTTCTTCTTCGGTCTCGGCAGATTCCTCGATGATTTCCTCTTCGTTTTCCTCTGCCAGTTCTTCGACCTGTTCTTCTACAGTTTCTTCGGCTACCAGTTCTTCGGTCTCCTCAGGTACTGTTTCAGGCTCTTCTGTGGCGTTTAGAGCCATTCTTTCTTTATCATCCATGTTGGGTTCTCCTTTTAACTCAAGACCACTTGAATTGACGTTACCGCACTCACCCACAAGTCCATAAGCAAAGATATATATCTCGTCTATGACAGGCGTATAGTAACCAAGAAGTTCCGTCAGTTCCCTTGTGTCATCATCATTGATGGAATAATAGAACTCGGATGAAATGCCGATATCATACGGCTGTCTCTTCAGTTCCTTTACGAAGATGCTGTCTTTGTCCAAATGCAGTTTCACATCAAGACCGACTCTGTCATTTCCAATATCTGTAAGAGACAGGTCTTCCTTTCTCCATTCACCGATGATAAACGGGAAAGTGGCGAAATCCATGTGACCCAAGTTGACAGTACCTACGAAGTCATCTGTCAGGTTCATGATATCGCCGTGTCTCCAGTTTCCATCCTCGTCCATTTCGACAGAACGCAGTTTCTCATTCTGCCCATTCAGGAACTTCTCGATTGTTCCCTTCTTGATGACGAACCCCTGGTCGAAATATCCCTCGTCAAGCAGACGAATCTTCTTATCCTTCAGTTCTTCAACCTGTTCCTCTGCGACTTCTTCAACAGACAGTTCTTCTTCCTGTTCTTCGCAGAACAGTTCATCTCGCTTGATGGTATGAGTGGACAGGCTCATAGCCTGTTTTTCTTCATCATGATAGGAAAGACCGATAAGGGCATCCATTCTGCGTTTGTTCTTCTTACGCTTTCGGGTGCGTTCATCCCTTTCCTCAATCAAATTACTCATCATACACCTCTACTACCTGATAGGATATTTTCTTCACCTTACCACCGCAGGAACGGCACAGTTCTGTCTCATACGGAACGTCATTATCCTTTAAGGTTTCTTCCAGTTCAGAATTGTACCGAACCTTGCGTTTGTAAGTTCTGAAAAACTCAATCATCGCCTCATCATCCGTCTCATATTCCTCCTTCGGGGCAAGACGGATGTAGTTTGAATAGGTGATGACCGGTCTTCCTGCGATCATCTTTGTTTTGGCTACATTGTAGATAGTGATGGGTACTTTTTCTGCTTTATTCAGCCTGTACTTCATCCTTCTTTCCTTTCGCCGTTTTCTTAGCCTTCTTTGGCTCTGACTTCACAGGTTTGATCTCTTCAAATTCCCCTTTGAGGAACTTCAGCCGTTCAGCCTGTGAGTTAAAGTGCATTACTTTCACGCTTCAGCACCCCCTTGTCTTACTCTTCCGGGCAGATAGGGTCAGGTCTTGTGATCTCTTCACTCTGTGCGGATGTGACCTCGATGGTGTCAACGGCATGGAACGGAATGTAGGTCTTCTTGTTCTCTCCACGAACTACCATAGTAGTAAAGGACTGGAACTGAGACCGAGCATCCGAAGCTGCCGGGTCATCGACCGTGTCAGTTGCAGTTACAGTTGTGCCACCAACCGTCTTAATGGTCAGCGTCAGCAGATTTTTCTTGTACTTTGTTGCCATTTTAATCTTCCTTTCTCTGTTAAATAGGCATAGAGTCGGCTGTCATATCTGTACCATGTTCTACGATAAGTGGCAGAATTTCAGCCATCGTTTTGTTATCGAGTGTATTAGTAAAATCAGAGATGAACTCTGTATCACTAATCGTGGTCATCTTCTCAAGTTCCAGTTCCTTCGTATCGCTGTTTCTTGAAATGACAGCACAAGGAATAGACTTGATGAATACAGAACCGCTCTGCTGTTCTCTGATACAACGGAATCCATCAGGAGTATGACCCGATACCACAAACATCTTCTTTTTCTGACCATACTGTCTGACTCTGTATCTGTTCAGGAAGTAGTAGTCAGGATTCAGAGCGTGTACTGTCTTACCTGTGGATGCCAGTGAGCCGTCAGGGTTGTATGTCCTTGCACCAGTTCCTGATGGATCATAGGCATTGGCACTGTTCAGCACCGCAGCGTCATGGAAGTCCACATAGACCTGACCTTCCTTCTCAGCGATGATTCTGTTCTCACGGATTTCCTGCTCTTCTTCAAGCATTTCAAGCATTTTGGATTTTTTCGTTGTCATGTTTTTTCCCTACCTTCAGTTCTTCTAATTGAGCATTTTCGTTGTGTATATTCTGGGACAGCATTTCTGCAAAGTCCTCGAATAGCCTGAGTGCCGATGCCCTTGTGTTGCCGTTTTCATCTTCCATGCTGTTGAGCAGAGACATCATGTTGGTAACTTTGCCTCGCATCGTGTTCTCGTCCTCCTGCTGTTGCATCTCATAGAGGTTGAAGTACAGTTTGTCCACACCTAACAGTTCTGATAAGAACGAACTGAACTGTGTGGCGTATCTTTCACGAAGTGGCACGATGGTGTTCAGCATGGCGGTGTCCAGTATTGACCTCATGGAGACGTTACCGCTGACATCACCAAGTTCCATCAGGGATGGTGACATACCGAAGTCCTGTGCCAGTATCATTCCCTCATCACGAATCCATTCAAAGAACTCGGTAGCCTTTGTGACTCGTTCAAGGTGGACGATCTTGTCATCAAAAGCGTTGGACAGGACGATGACAGAATCAGAAGAAGAATCCTTCAGCTGCCTTGCTACCCTTGCGACCTCGCCTTTGATGTTCTCTATCCTCTTCTCCGCACCCTGTAACGCACCTTCCATGACGGATGTGGATGAGATCTCATTCGTATCTCCCTGCACATAGCCGTCTTTCGGTCTGATGATGATTCGACCAGGTCCGTCATAGCGAATGTCATAATTCAGACGTTCATATACCGCTACAAGAAGGTCGAGTCTTTCCTCATCTGCTAATAGTGGGGAAGACCCATACCATGAAGAAGTGTCGTTTCTGATGACCATGAACTCCTTCTCTGATAAGAGCATCAGGTCGGCTTCTTCCAGTTCTCTCAGGAAATCAGCGTAATCATGGTATTCATCCCACTTGAACTCGATGAACGGCACTCTGCCACCATCGTTTGCCACCACATAGCCGAGAATCTGCTCGATGCCGTCCTGCGTATAGGTGATGACCCGGAATGTACCCCACTTGTACTGATAGATGCTGCCCTTATACCAACGCATACCCGAACAGCCGTGAGTGATCGCCATGCCGACAATGTTTCTCAGTTCCGACAGGTTGGTATTGCCCTTCTCATTCTTTCGGTATAAGAACTCTTCAAGCACAATGTCCTGATTGATAGAGCCAGTGGTGATGCCGTTAGAGAATATGTAGTTCAATGTCTGGGTCAGAACGTATTCCGCACCGGGGAGAATCTTCATGTATCGGTCAGCCTTCTCAAGACCTTCCTTTTTCCTTTTCCTCGGTGTGGCAACGTCACAGACCTCGTTACACTCTGCCCATTGGCGAAGCATATCCTCAAACATTCGCTCTGTTTCGTTTGAAATGTCGTATTCTTTTTCCGTATAGTCTCGTTTCATGGTTTCTCCTACGGAATCGCATATACAACGTCACCGAGAAATCTCACGCAAGCCTGTACTGATAACAGGATGGCATCGAAGGCATCAGGCGAATGACCGATAATAGCCTTGATGTGGTCTTTCGGGCAGATTTCTATCTTGCCGTTGCTCCGTCTTTCGGCGGTGACGTATGGTAATGTATCTTTTATGGGCTGATATGCTTCTTCAGTGATCTCATAAATGTCATCATCTATGAAGGTCTGAAGGTCAAGGTGCATCTCTGCCCTTTTGTTCGTTGCTTCTTTCGCTGCGTAGTGGTTCGATTTGGCTCTCTCCTTAGAAGGTGCTTCTGCGAAGTTGACTCCACGGACGTTAAGACCCATGTTCAGAAGCCCCTCAACGAGCCATACACCCCATCCAACGTCCACACAGACAAAGGATGCGTCATACATGAAGCAGATTCTTGCGATCTGCTTGACAATGTCCTTTGTGGTGACTCCATCGATCCACTCTTTCGGTTTATGTATCTCGATTACCTTCTCGGTTCGTATCTTTCCGTTGCCGACAGCGGTAATTGCTACTTCTATGTTGTCCTTTCCCTTATATGCTGCGTCCACGCCAACAAATCGCTGGATATAGTCTCCGTCAAGGTCATCGTCAACCACTTTCGGTGTCGAGAACATCCCACCGCCGTCAATATCCAGTACGCAGAGAAGGTATCTTCTCATCGTTGACTTGTTCTGAGCAAAATCAGAGTTATATACGATTTCCTTTACGAATCGCTCCTCTTCTACGGCGGTCAGAGCATCCATCCAAAGGATGAACGTGTCTTCGGGTGGATTTTCGTCTGTCAGTTTGTCGTAGAAGACACCCGGTTTGTGCGGATTGCTGATAAGGATGGACTTATACTTCGTTCCATCTATCTTGGCGAACTCTCTTCGACCCATCTCAGCGAAGGTGTCCTCTGATACAAGGGCTGCTTCATCTACAAAGAAGTCTCCACCTCTACCAACCGCCCTGTTAGCGGTCAGGTTGTCAGAGTAGATATCACCAAGAGTGATCGCTTCTACGAATCCACCATTCTTAAAGGCAAGTTTCTGCTTTGAAACTGAAGTGGTCAGCCTGTCAAGTTCTGATGCCTTTGCAAGCAGAGCCTTCTTTATCTCAGGAGCTGCTTCCTGTGTCGATATCAGCGTGTTCTGCATGATGATCTGCGTCACATTTGCAGCTGCACCTGCGATATACTGCTTACCGCCGAGATATGCTCTGTATAAGGCAAGGTGACCCATGAGCCACGACTTGCCGTACTGACTGCAAGTAGCGATAACGATTTCGTTATACTTGGGGTCAAGGATCGCCCCGGCTATCATTGCCTGACAGAAGAACAACTTCACTCCATAGGCAGCTGCCATCGTGGTAGCACCTAACTTGGCAAGACGCATGGCTTCTTTCTCATCCACAT